TCGGGTCGTTGCTGTAGGCCGGGAATGAATCCAGCCAGGCGATCCACTCCTGCGTGCAGAGCGCGCGCCCGGTGTCAGACTCGACCCTCTTGCGGGCCGCGATCCCGAGTTCCGAGATCAGGTCATCGTCGGTCGTGTCCTCGACCCGCGCGTGGAGCTTCAGCGCCGTGAGGCTTACGGATTCCTCGGTAGGCTCCGTCGCTAGTTCAAGCCGCATCGGTACGCCCTTGTCTCAACAGGCCGCATCATCTGCGTTTCACCGATCTCGCGAGTAATCAGACCAGCCCGCATCAGCATTCCGATCAGAGTTGGATCCGCGATGAGTTGTGTGCCCGCGGGGACGACGATCCCGGGCTCGATCTCGAAGTCGTATGCCAGGATGACTTTTCTCATCGGATGAATAGGTACACCGTACCCGCCTGCGTATTGCCCGCGCCCGCGATGGTTAGCGTTAGCTTGGATTCGCAGACCGCCCCGAGGGGGCTTTCCGCTACCTTGTAGGTGTTGGCCGTCTCGCTCAGATTCACTCCGGCCGCGCACAGAACATCAACGCTACCCGCATCCGTCACATACGCATCCCAGGCTGCCGTGATCCCGGCGACCGGGACGAAGGCCGCAAACAGCACCCGGCCGTTGTAGTAGCCCGTCGTGGTTCCCGTTGCCGAGCCATCGGCCGCAGACACGAATACAAACTTCACCAGTTTGACCGATGCGTGGGTCGTTTCGGTGATCGCACAGGACATTGCCACGGATCGGTCCTCCTAGCGGATGAACACCGCGATAGATCCGGTCTTCGCATCCCCGCCGTTCGTGATCCCGAGCGTCAGGGCCGAACCGACAACCGCGCCGGGGGCCGTCGCAGTGCCCGGTACTTTGACAACCGGGGCGGCATTCGATACGTCGGCGCCGTTGCCGGCCAGTACGTCTAGGCTGTTTCCATCTAGCAGCAGAACGTCGTAGGCATCGCTCGGCTGCGTCGGGCCCGTGCCGGGCGTGAACACGATCGCCTCAATGCGCCCGGTATAGAGCCGCGTGGTAGTGGCGTCAGCCTGCCCCCCCGCGGCACTGGTCCATGCAAACGTGATTTGCTTGACCGATCCGTGCGTCACTTCGGTTGTCACTACGGTTCCGGCCATGATCGTCTCCAGGTGCCCGGGCGGACCCCATGAGGGATCCGCCCGTCACTTGCCACTAGGCGTGCGTACTGGCGGTGAGGTTGGTTAGCATCGCCTTCTCGCCCGCCAGGTTGACGACGTAGATGGGATCGACGTACTGGAACGTAGCCCCAGAGACGGCGCCGGTGATGTTCGCGGCGTTGTCCTGAAGCATGATCTGGAGGTTCGGCCCCACCCAACCCGTCGAGCCGGTGATCGTATCGACGACTGCCACGTCAGCGGCATTCTCCGTCCATACCTTGCAGTCATGGACGTTCGCCGTGACGCTGGCATGCCCGCGGAAGTCGATGGCCCCGACCGCGAAGTTGCCGTAGATCTTGCAGTTCCTGATCTCCAGGTCCGTCACACCGTCAGCGGCGATGGCGGAATTGCTGCCAGCCCCCGCGGCCCCACGATGGACGTATCCGTCAATCAGGACGTTGGACGCCGTGTTGACGATCGTCACCGCATCCGTACACTGGTCGGTCGTATCGACGTACTCACAGTCGATCAGCGAGCAGTTGGCGAAGGCGCCAATCTCGACGATCCCGGTCGTCGCATCGACCCCGCCCGAGAAGCGGATGTTCTGGACCGTCACGTTGGCCGCGGCCAGCTTGCAGTCGCCGGCAATCGCGGTTGCCGTCAGCGTCGGCATGTAGTTGCCCTGGCGAACGCCATAGACCGTGACTCCGGCGACATTGATAGTGGCCGCACCGTCCGCCGCCAGATTCTCGGCATGAGAAGGAGCGACCATGATCCAATCGCCATGATTGGCCGTACACTTTGCTACGGCTAGGGCGATAGTCGTCAGGGGATCGTCCCAAGATAGACCCGATGCCGTCGCGGTTCCGTGAACGGAATCCACGAAGAACATCATGCCAGTGATGTCCCCCGGATAGATTACTAGGCTTCCCCCGATCCAGGCTGCCTGAAGGGCTGCCCGCGGAGGAGTTCCAACATGAGGCATTGTTCTCTCCTTGGACGGGGCGGGGATGGCCCCGCCCCCATTGCCCTTGGCTAGTTAGTGATCGTCGTCGGCGTCACGTCGCCCGGATACCTCTCTTCGATGTAATACATCGCGGAAAAGATATTGGCTGCGGCGGAAGCGCCCTCGGTAACGGTGATGCAGTCGAAACCCGCCGTGTGCTTGGCGGGATCCCACTCAAGAACCACGATCTTATGCTTCACGCCCGCGTCCGTGGTGTAGTTGATCGCATCCGCCCGGCGAACCAGTGTGTCCGATGCGACGGTATCCAGATTCGACCAAATGGGAACGACCGGCGTGATCGGAACATGGCCGGCGCCGGTTACGTCGGTGGCCTCCTCGATTGCAATGGCAATCGTGTTGGCCGCCGCCTGCTGGATGCTACAGACGATCCACACCTTCTGCGCATTCTTGCAGGAGATGTAGTCGCCGGTGACGCCCGCGCCCACAGAGGGCGTGATCGCCTCGACGATCTTGCAGTTTTCGGGTAGATTCAACATTCTCATTTCCTCCTTACGGCCTGACCGCCAGGACTACGAACGGAGACAGCGTATTCGCTGACCCACTGGCCGGCGTAAGGGCTGATTGCCACATCGGCTGGCCGTCGAATCTATACACCATGCGCAGACAGGTTTCGTCCGTGGTGAAGTGGACATGAATGGACTCGCCAACCGCCGGGCCGCCCTTGTCCACTAGAACATACTGGCTCATGTCGATGAGCGCGATGTCACCCACGGCCCCCAGCGTCGGACACATTTCAATCGGGATGACCGGGCGCCCCATCAGGGTCCCGTAAGGAGATCCGCTGATCCCGTTCGCCGGCATATATGCTGGAGCGCCGCCAGTACCGACCACGAGACCCATTGAGTACAACTGCGGGAGAACATCCTGATTACAAACCCAAATGGCATTCGGCCAGGAGCGCGCCCACATTCTCGACCACATCCTGACGATGTTCTGATAGATGACCGTTGCCGTCGTCTGGCTGGTCTCCTTGGGAACCGTCACCAAACACGGAGAAGCCAGAATCCCGAGAGCCTGCCCGGCGCCCGTCCCGTTATAGATGTCATTGTCGATGGTGTAGCGCAGTTCTTCTCTGAAGGCCCAATCGACCAGAGTTCCGGCGGCCGTCGCATCCTGAAGAAGTTCGTCGGTAAGCCAGCATAGACCGGCCACCTTATGCGTCTCCAACTTGATCTGCCGCAGGGCTGGCATCGAAGCGGTCTTTGTGCCCCCTTCGGGCAGGTGTACGAAAGTGACACCACCCAAGCGGGAGCCGGAAACGCGGGAAGTCTCGGCGATGGCGTTGAAGATCAGCGTATTGCTGCCTTCGCCGATCTGGAATCGCGTCGCCCGAGAAGCCAGAACGGATGCACCATATGTCTTGGTAAGGAACTCGGCCGCATAGGTGGGCTGGAGCAGGAAACCGCCCTGTGAGCCAATCGTCTCGCTCATGCCAGTGATTACGCGCTGCTCAATGCCACGGGATGCGATCTGCTGACGCACGGCCGGGGGGAATCTGTACCCGCTGGCCTGCGCAATCGCCTGAATGTCCCTGCCCAACTCCGTCTTCGGATCCGCCGCGGGGGCCGTACTATTCATCTCCGGCTTCAACGGCGGGCTCTGGGAACCGCTGGCGAAGGACCGCAACTCGCCCAAGCCCCTTTCGAGCTTGAGCAGTTCCATGATCCGATTGCCCTCTGCCGCAGCTTCCTTCAGTTCGCACTCCTCCTCGGGAGACGGCAGACGACCATCGCAAGTGGCCTGTAGCTTTGCGATGTCCTCGTCGATCTTCCCGAGCTTGGAGCGAAGCTCACTCTCGTTCATCGTGGAATATCCTCCATAGCGATATGCAATCTGGTACGCCAGGACTCACACGCGGCGGCGAAACCCGATTCCGAGTGGCCCGCCTGGGTCGGCTCGGACTTGACTTCGCCATCGGAGTGATCCGCCTGGATCGGCTCCGATTTTGGTCCTTCGCGGAGTTCTGCTAGAACCTCGCGCTCGCGTACGGTCAATTGCCCGGCGCGTTCGCGTTCAATCACACTTCTCAAACTCGCATCGGTCGTCGGATAGAACGGGTAGGTGACGACCGACTCGTCGTACAACTCGACTTCAAGCAACGCGCGGAGCGGCTCCCTGCCCTCTTCCTCAGTCCACTCCTGCTTGATCGTGCGGAAGGCAAAGCTCATCTGATCCACGTCGCCGCGCCGCATGACCACGGCCAAGTCGCGCGCATAGGACGTATCCGGCAGGTCGATCTCGGATCTCAGCCCGGCGCCATCCTCTTCCGTTCTCAGCGTGCCGCTCTTGCTGCGCCCGAGCACCAGATTGGGGTCGTGGTTGATAAGGGCGCGCACGTCGGCCTTCTCGCGTAGCGTCTTCGTGAACGCCCCCGGCTTGATGACTTCGCGCCAGCCCCAACCGCTGTCGGCCTCGACGTTGAACACAGCCGCATGGCCGACCACCGTACCGGCGCCCTCGGTCGCATCGCGCACTTCGCACTTCACGGCGAAGGCCCGCGTCTCGCGCTCGGGAATCCGCGCCTTCAGTTCATCAAGACTCACGGTGGCCTCCAATCAGCGGACGGATCGCGTCGTACTCGGCTTGCACAAGCGCATCCGCGATCATCCCCGGATCCTCACTCCCACCATTGTTCATGCGGGCTTCGAGTGCGGACACATCCCCGCCGGCCGCATGCGCCCACTCGCGGATCTCGGCTACTCTCCCCGCCCGTACCCGGCCGAAGGCGCTTGATCGGCTGCCCACAAGCGAACCGATCCCGGCCGCGTCCGCACCCGAAGCCCCAATCACCGCCCGATGGAATGATTCAAGGAGCGGCTCGACTTGCTCGCGGCTCCAATCCTCGTGCTGCGCACCGAAGCCGACGATCCATTCGTCGAAGTCTTCGACGGCACCGCGACGGAGAGTCCGCTTGGCGTTGTTCAATACTTCCGCCCTCTCGCGCCGGATCACGCGGGCGATCACATCCGCGAATGCCGGGAGGAAGGCTTGCGCTGCGGCCCGGGCCTTTTCATCGACCGCGTTGGGTTCGTCGGCGGGCACTTCCTCCGGCACATTTGCGGCGGGCGGCGCAGCGGGCGCCGGCTTCGGCATTTCTTCGCCCGGCTTCGGGAGCGGCATCATGTTCGTCGGC